TCCATATGCATAGTGTTAAAGGTGATACTAAAATTAACTCTGGCTCAGATGAAGACGAAAGCACAGGCGAAATACATTTAAGAAGTAAAGGTAATCAGTTTTTACAAAGCGAATCTGGAATGAATATTAATATCGGAGTAAACTGTATAGTAACAACTGGTGGAAAATTACATTTGAATGGCCCTCTTGCTCCAGAATCAGAACTTATTCTAGTTGACTCTATGCCAGATATGCAAGCCTTAGAAACTACAGAATTAACAAACACCATTGTGTGTGAAATGCCAACACACGAACCTTTTATTCGACCACACGCTACTAAACTTGCCACTAGTGAATTTGCAATGGCATCTGCAAGTGAAGATGGCATAAAGAATATGGACACAGCATGATATACAAAAAGAAAAAAGGCTCATTACTAAACTATATACAGATGCCGTTAAACGTTATAACTTCAACTGGAACTTATCTAGGTACAGGATATGATGCGAATGATAAACCATTGTATATACTTTCTCACGTAAGAGTTGACCTTGAAAACGTGGTAGATTTAACTTTCTCATCTATGAGCAAGAATGCTATTATATTAGATAATAAGCCAACAATTACTATTAAAAATAACATAGTTGGATATAATTATAAAATATCTGATACTGAAATAAATTATGGTTATATTACTGTCGCATCTACCCGAATAGATATCACAACCAATAAGATAACAAAAGGAATGGCAGAATTTATCTTAGAAAAACAACTAAGAAATATAGGTAATGTATTAGAGAAATTCATTACTGTAAAGATTGCACAGCCACAATATGATGCATTACTGTATCACTTTTTTTACGAAGGTGTTAGTACTATAGAAACTAGCCCAATCATAAAACTTATCAATGAAAAAGATTGGTACTCAATTACAGATGAAATTCAAAACGGTATAACGAAAAATGGTAAAATAAATGAAAGACTAACTCAGAAGAAAATTAAAACTGCAAAACTTTTCAGTTATGTTCCTGGATTTTAACGTTTATCTATAACTTTATCTGCAAGACCAAACGCAACCGTTTCTTCAGCAGACATAAAGTTGTCTCGCTCCATCGCTTCAGTTAATTCTTCAAATGTCTTTCCAGCAGTGTTATGTGTTACATAAATTCCAGTCAATCGTTCTTTCATCTTAAGAATTTCTTTAACTTGAATTTCCATATCAGTTGCTTGTCCGCCTGCACCACCACTTGGTTGATGAATCATTGTGCGACTGTTTGGCAATACGTGTCGTTTTCCTTTAGCACCCGCCTGGGCAAGTAACGAACCCATAGAACACGCTTGTCCCATCACCGTAGTTGCTACTGGAGAAGTGATAAACTGCATAGTATCATATATTGCCATACCAGATGTAACTGCTCCACCGGGAGAATTGATATAAAAATGTATATCTTTGTCTGAATTCTCTGCTTCTAAGAATAATAACTGGGCACAAATCAAGTCCGCCTGATAGTCATTCACTTCGCTAGTTAGAAATATAACTCTTTCTTTTAATAAACGAGAGAAAATATCGTAACTACGCTCTCCATTTGCTGATTGGTCAACGACCATTGGTACTAAATTTGGCATCAGATGTTATCCTTGTTGTATTATTACTGTTATTTATATGTATAATAACACTATTAAGTCAAAAAGTCAATACTAAAACTACGAATATTATGTCCAGATAAATACATTAAAGATAAACTACAGAGAAAATAAAGTTATGCCATTATTCACTGGTTTTAGTACCAAAAATAAAAATGCAATAAATCACGTACTGTCTGGTAAGGACTTGGTGATTGAAGACATTATGAACCATATTATGACACGTAAAGGTGAACGAGTAATGTTGCCTAATTACGGGTCAATTATACACGATATGTTATTTGAACCGCTAACTGATGAAACTACTGAGTTAATTGAAGAAGATTTAACAAACATCATAAATGATGACCCGAGATGTAATTTCGTTAGCATCGATATTACAGATTCGGACCACACAATAAGTGCTAAATTAAGACTCGATATACTGCCCGAAAATGAGACAGTAGAATTGAGTATTGATTTAGACAGAGAATAATAGAGAGAATAATATGAGCCAAGAACGCACAGACAATCTATTCGCAAGTGAGAGTTGGACAACAGTATATACTGCATTTACCAACGTCAGCCTCAAAGCATATGATTTCGATACTATAAGAGAAGCCCTATTAGCATATATAGGACAAACTTATCCTGATAAATTTAACGACTTTATTGCAAGTTCAGAATTCATTGCGATTCTCGATTTAGTTGCGTATCTAGGACACAGTTTATCATATCGTTTAGATATGAATACCCGTGAAAACTTTATGGATACTGCTGAACGTAGAGCAAGTATTCTACAAATGGCAAAAACTCTAGGTTACAATAAGACACGCCCAATCAACGCAAAGGGCTTTATGAAGATTACGAGTTTGTCTACTGACGAGCCAGTATTTGATAATTTGGGCATCTCTTTGTCAGGAAAGACTGTAAACTGGAATGACAGCAATGATATAGATTGGTATGAAAACTTTATTAGTGTTCTAAATTCAGCATTTTCTGCCACAACTAAAATTCAAAATCCTACATCTACGCTAAATGTGGCAGAAGTTGACCACTCATTGTATGAGGTAAATGAAACATCAGCAACAAAAAATATAAATTATACATTTTCTGCAAACGTTGATGGAAAAACTAGAAACTTTGAAGCGGTTCGTGTAGCATTAGACACAACAAAAACTAGAATAGAAGAAGATGAACCAAATCTTCAAAACAACTTTACGATTATTAACAGAAACGACAATTTGGGTTCTGCTAGTGACAGAACTGGATTCTTTGTTTACGCCGTTTCGGGCACATTAGGGTTCAAAGATTTCTCTTACGATACCAAACTTTCTAATAGAATAGAGCCAATAACTGAAAACAACATCTCTAACTCAGATGTTTGGATTCAGAAAATTGATTCAAATAGAAATTATATGTCGTCTGTTGTAAAAGTAGACAACGAAACAAGAGAGACCGCAATATATAATAGTTTACGAACTGGTTCTGGAGACTTAGTAAGTATAAACTCAGCAGACAATAACGCAATTGCTCTACATTATCCAGATGGAGTATTTGGAAACGCTGCCTACGGCAACTACAGAACTTGGTACAGAGTAGTAGATAATGATAATTTTTCTGTAAATGCTAATGATATTTCTAACGCAACTATAACAATTCCATACACTGGCAGTGATAACAGAACTTATAGATTAACGCTTACATTTTCAAGCACAAGAGATTTTAGTGAAAACTTTTCAGGAGAAACATACTCCAGTGTACGTAGAATAGCACCTAGAAGTTATTATGCACAAGATAGAATGGTCAATGCACAAGATTATAATGTATATCCATTAACTCTCGGAAATAATGTCGTTAATAAAGTTAAAGCAGTGAACACTTCATTTGCTGGCAACTCTCGTTTCTATGAGATGGATGATGTTTTAGGACACCACTCTAACTTGAACATAACTGGCTCTGATGGAAGCGTATTTGTAGAAGATGAACCAATATCTGTTTCATTAAGTTACAATAAAGCAAAAGCAAACACTGATAACTTTATACGAAATGATATAGCAGGTGTATTAAAACATCCAAGTCTTTTTAATAAATTCCTTCATACGAACCGACTTAACGCACAAGTAGTTGTGCCACAAACAGGAAACAGTTACACAATTAGTAGCACTGACGGAACAACTATAATAGGAACCAGCATGGCCGACCTCGTATATGTTGGAGACAGTATTAAATTACAGACATCATCGGGAACAATAATCTGGGCAGATGTAAAATCGGTATCAAGCACAACTTATACATTAAATAAACTAATATCAGAGGCTGGTGAAATAAAATCAATTGTAAGAGGATTTAGAACAAAATTCAAGGCTACTGATTTCGTTGGTCAAGGAATAGGAGCAATTAAAAGTAAAATTGACCCTAACACTGAGACCTTTACTTTATACTACACATATGCGAGTAGTGTATGGGGCTGGTCACTAACACAAGGTGCCGCTTCAGATGTTAGTGTTGAGTTTAAATATAAATCTGGAATTAGAGACAATGAAGCAGAATATACCGCAACATTTACTGGTAAAAAAGTAGCATTTGAAAGTAGAAAACAAGTTAAATTTTACTACGGCAATACAACTGATGTGATTGATAATGAAACCAATCTATCTAAACGAGATACTATATATCTTAATTATGAGTCCGTCGCATCAGTTAGTGGCGGGTCAACTTATACAGCAACAGATGAAACCGTAAACATAGGACAAGTTCCAGTTTCAACTGTAGTAACAGACGGTGGAACAGGAGCAACCTTTAATGCAGTATTTCAATATACTGGTGCACCAGAGACATACGACTTTACTGAAAGTAATGCAGTCACATCTACTAGTTACTCACATTCTTTGATATCTCCTAACGGAGTAGAACACACACTTAGTAATTCTAATATTTTATCACCGGCGTCTCCGAATAACATCATAGGAGCAACACCGACTTACACTCTTGGATTAGGAATAACAGACTTAGCAACTTTAACAGATTTGACAACATCAGTTCAACAAGATGTTCCAACTGTTGCCTCTAGTGAAACCAACTTATCTACTTTAGCAGTTGCATTTACTGATGGATATACAGGAAATATCGCAAATTCACAAAATAGTACAACTACAATATCTAGTACACAAATTGGAAACTTAGGGTTTAAAGGAAAAATATCATTATCATATTTCAATGCTGCCGCAACAACAGGCAATTTTAAGTGGCGTGATGTTTCTGATAATGTAGAAGTAAATGATTACACTACAGTATATAACTCTATTCCACAAGAGTATACCTTTACTAATAGTGTTGCATCATCAAACATTATTAATCACCTAGATAACGACATCTTCTTTAAACAGTATGCTTATGGAGAATTTACATTTACAAACTCACAGGGAAGTGACCCTCTTACTACTAGTAACATTGTACTAAGAGATGTGTCTGGAATAATATTAGACAACGCACATATAGAAGTTACGAATACAACAGGAACAACATACAAAATTGTTTTCTGGACACATGCAGTAAGCGTCGGAGACCTCATTGATGTGTACATTGGTACTTCTCCTACATTATCAGAACTTGCAAATTACTCGGTACGAGTAAAAGCAACATTCGATATTTCTAATAACAGCCAAAACACAACAACAACATATAAGGCGCTCTCATCGTATGTTTATGATGACTACTATACTACAGCAGGATATATAGATAATACTAAAGTAAAACTAATGATATCAGATACAACTGATAACCCATTTGGATTAGT